CTGCTCTTGCTTTGCCATGATCATCATCAGACCTTGCAAGCGCTCGTTGGTGTCGCCGTTGCCCAGACCGATGTTGATGTTGGCATCCATACTGGCATCCCAATACCTTGGATCAATCTGCACCCACTCGTTGCGCATACGCACAGTGCGTGCTTTGTCCTGGTGCGTTGTGGCCAAGAACAAAATTCCATGAAAGAGCTTTTTCATGCCCTCGGCCAGAATCCGCGCCGTCAACTCAATGCGGCCTTGGCTGGCTGAAATCGTTGCATTGACCGCCGCCTTGGTGGAAGATTGCAGCGCGTCAGCGTTCAGACCCATTGCCGCCTTGCTCATACCGGTGCGGTCTTCCTTGATCTGATCCATGTATTCCAGCATCGGGAATGCGGCCTGCCCCACAAACGGGGTGGTCAGGGGTTGCACCATCCCAGGCGCACGCATCCGGATGATCGCGCCCGTCTCATTGTTCAGCACATCGTCAATGTTGACTTGGCCTTCGACCACCGCCGTGCGGGGGTGGATCGACTGAGCCAGACTGTCCAGCGTATTGCGGAGGATCTCAGACTTGATCTCTTGCAGGTCACGGGTGATGTCGAAAACCGACATGGCCTCCAGTGGGCTGGTGTGTGGTTCTGGATCGCAGGGGAAGTCAGCAAAGGGAATGTAGCTGGCCGGCAGATTCCTGACCACCTTGTAGCCGCCACCCATGCAGCAGACCTTGCGCAACTCGGCAATGCCATCATTGTCAAAGTCCACACGGGAATACGCCTCAATGTACAGAACCCTGCGCATCATCGGGTTGGCAGCGTCATTCGTGCCAAATGTCGTACTCAGTGGCTGCCGTGCCAAGTACTCGTCATTGCTGTCCAAGTCTGTCGTTGACAGATTCTCTTCAATCTCATCTTGGTCGTAGCCCATCGCAATCAGGTCGGCCACAGTGGCCATCTGCCTGTGGGCAATGATGGTGGAATCGTCAAATGACCGAGCGCGTCTGTCCAGCAGCAATTCCTCTGGCGGCACAGCCATGATCCTGATCCGGCCATCCTTGGTGATGCGCTTAATCTGCACATCGTGAATCATCGGCGCTGGCATCGTCACCGGCTGACCCGTCATTGGGTCAATGGTGGACATCTGCATCTCGTCAATATCTGGGTCTGGGTAGGAAACCACGATCTTGACCTCAGCCCCAGGCTCCTGCATCAGCATCTCAAGCGTCTGGTCATCAAGGCCGGAATACTCCTCAATCCGCACCTTTTCTTCGTCTTCCCACCAGAATTTTGCAATGCCGCACTTGCGAACCAGCGCATCCTTGAAAATTGCGTAGGTCGTTAAAAACCCGTTGTTGTCGTTCTGGAACACATAGTTGGCGTAGTCAGTAGCCTGCTGCGCCATCTTCACATCTTCTGGCCCACGGGGCGCAAACTCGACAACATTCTCAGAATTGAAAAATACCCGCATCAGGCTGGGCAACATGGCGCTGACAGTGTCGCGCACCTCCATCGCCACCACCTTGCTGTTGCCCTCGACCTCGTTGCCAAACAGGTCACCTCGGTAGTACTCAGTACCCCGCGCACGGGTTGGCGACAGGTCGCTGTCCACATAGCTGATGGCGTCAGTCAGGTCTTGCGTGATGATCGCTTGCAGTTCCGCATCGTCCATCTGATTCTGGGATGCAATGTCGGTGGATAAATTGTCGGTAATGTTTTCAATCATGGCTTGACCTTTGTTAGAACCACATACATGGAGTCCACAGCCCTCGGGGTGCGGATGATTTCGTCTTGTGGCAATTCTAGTGCTTCTCCCACCTTTGAGAGCCTCATTTCCAGCATGGTCAACTCAAACCTGTCTGGCCATCCTAAGTACCAGTGCCAGTCAGTGTAATAGCGCCAAGAGTTCTCGTTGAATGCCCTGACATGGGTCGGGTCTTGCCATGCGCCAAGACTCAACTCGTATGGCACATGAATCCGCATCTCCCCGCCCACCTTCAGCAATTCCTTGCAATTGGTCATGGCAGTAACCAAGTCAGGCAAATGCTCCAAGATGTCATTGGCCAAGATCACATCAAACATGCCGCGCTCAATTGTCAGCAGCCCCTTGCGGGTCTTGAGCACTTCACCCCAATTGACTTTTGTGATGTCCAGCAGCCAATCCGGCTTGACCCTTGCCTGAATATCTGCATTCAAACAATCTTCACGCCAATCTTTTCCAGAGCCTAGATTAAGAATCAAACCATGCCTTTGCGTAAGTTGGACGATTTTCTTTGAGCCACGGCAGCGCATCGTTGTGTAGTTTGTTGCCGTCAAAGCCAATTGTGTTGCTGCCGATGTGGTGGACATAGCTGGCACTCACAAAATGTGAGTAGCCTTTTTCGATCAGATCCCTACAATGCACATCATCTGAGTACCAATTCAGAGGGGGAAACTTTGCCGTCTCAAATGCCTCGCTTGAAATCCACGCAAAGATCGGGCTAATTTCCCCGACCATCTTGATGTGGGCCTCAGACGGAAACTTGAAGAAGTTCAGCCTCTCCGGTTTCTCAGTAATTCTCACATTTTGACAAGCCCGTGCGGCATCAGTCCTTGATGCAACCCATCCAGCCTTGACGCTGTGCATGGTCTTGATGATCGCCACATCCTCCATCAGCACCTTGACGCTGGTCGGGGTCAGCACGATGTCATCGTTGGCCACGATGCAAGATGACCAATCCTTGAGTGCAGCCTCAATCACCTCGTTGTAGTCATCGCCAAAGTTTCTTGGTTGGCCGTAGATCTTGTGGTCAGCCTCAAAGTTCTCAAGCACTGACTCTGGCCCCCGTAAGTAGACCGGACACTCTGGCGCGTATTGCTTGATTGACTCCAGCAACACCGCCAGACCATGCCCTTTGACTGTGGCAATGACAATGGGACAGATCATTTCTTGGCCTTGTTTCTGGCGCTGATCGCCGCCGCCTTACTTTTGGCATCAGCCTTGGAGCTTGCGCCCCACGCCTTGAGACTCAGCAGCAGCCTTGTCGGCTCGCCTCCCTTCATCTCAGGGCCAGGCATGTTGCCCATCCTTGCCAAGAAACTTGCCCGTCTTGGGTTGTCGCCGGCCTTGACGGGTGCTTTCAAGTTCATGCCCTCGGCCTTCGCACTGGCGCGGCCCTTGGCATTCAAACCACCGGATGGGCTTTTGCCCTCCTTGCGCTGCCAAGCTGGGGTCTTCATTTCTTCTTCACTGGCTTGGCGGTTTTAGCCGCTGCCTTAAAGTCACCAGCGCTTGGTGCGCCTTTAGCACCAGGCTTTCGCATTTTTTCTTTAGAGCCAGCAGCGATTCTTTCGCGTTTTGCATGAATGTTTGCATATAGACCTTTCATTCTTCGTCTCCCTCGTCCATGTCTTCACCCTCTTGCTCGCCCGTGTTCGGGCCGCCCACCACCCACGCATCGCATGTCCGGCTGGCCGCGCACTTGAAATCAAAAATCTCGCAGTAGCCCAGATCTGCCAGCTTGATCGTTCCCCACGGGTCTGCTTCCATGCCGATGCCCTCGGCAATGCATGCCTTGATGTTGTCGGAAACATTGAATGCCGCGCAGTTACCGCACAGGCTTTGCTTGGAATCGTCAATGCTCACATCCCATTGGTCAGCCTTCTTGCGCCAGAAAGCCTCGTTTGGCAGCTTGGGATTCTCAGGGCCGTAGGCCGCTGTGGTGATCGCCTTGGCTCGATTCTTCAGGTTTAGCGTGATGTCCTGCGTGGGCATCGGGCAGTTCTCGCCTGCGCTCATGTCCTCGCCCTCTTCTTTGTCCATGACTTGGCTCATGGTGCGCTGTAGCGTGGCCATTATTTTCTCGCCTTGTTCTTTGCCGTGCGCTGACCGCGCATGGGCAGCTTTGCCTCAGACATGGCAATCGCAATCGCCTGCTTTGGATTCTTGACCGGCTTGCCGCTAGAAGTCAGCTTGCCCGACTTGAACTCGCCCATCACCTTGCCGACCTTCTTCTGAGCCTTAGTCATCATTTTCATAAATCCCCCTGGTTGTGAATGCCCAATTATGCAACCCGCACCAAGTTTCGGCGTAAGGGTTGACTCCATTTGCTGCTGGCCGCTGACCCGTACATCCCCGCAATCGCGTCACTTGCAAAGGTCAAAACAAAGGCATCGGCCTTGTCTGGTGACGGCAGACCCCGCTTTTTGATCTCATCCTTGCCCTCAATGGCAATTTTGCCATTGCTGGTGAAGGTGTAGCGCACTGTGGCCAACTCGCTGATCAGCACCTCATCCTTGGCCAGTTTGCAGTCCCGCGCCTCCAGCCACGCCTTGGCTTTGTACCAAAGCTCGGCCTTCAGGTTGCGATATGTCCCGCCCATCGCTGGGCTTTCTGAGACATTGATCCCCCGCGCCGGCAGACCCAACTCCCGCAGCCGGTCAACCACCCCAGCCCCCAGACCGATGCTGTCCACCAGGATTTCCCGTGGCTGCTCACTCGGGGCAAGCGCATTGAACTCGGCCACCACCGCCCCCGTCAACTGCATCAAGTCCAGATTCTTCCAAGTGCGGATGCTCTCCGTCACCACATTGCCCTGCCGCTTGCAAAGCGCTGATCTATCGCTTCCAAACCGCGCCACATCCAGCCCCCAGACCATCGGCGCTGACTTGCTTGCCGCCACATCCCTGTGCAGCGCACTCTCCAGCAAGTCCATCGGGATCACTGTATCGTCATCGCCCTTGGGAAACTCCCCGATCACCCTGATCCGGTAGACATTGCTCTCCTCGCCATAGCGCTGCGCCATCTCTTTGACATACTCATCCGATACCCGAGGCGAGTCGGTGCATGCCACCTGAAAGGTTGTCCACTCGCCGGCCAGCCTTGTGTGCGTGTCGTAGAAAAACCCGCTGCTCCTCACCGGATTACCCAGAAGCAGGGTGACAGCGTTGTGGCCAGACATTGATCCAGCCGCCGCCTCGAACACCTGCTCCGGCACGCCGCTGGCCTCATCGGCCACCAGCATCACATACTCAGAGTGAATGCCCTGCAAAGCCTCGGGCTGCTCGGCGCGACTTGTTCTGGCCGATATAAACATCTCAGTCGGTGCAGCGTTGAACTCAATCCTCTCCTGCTTGACAGTCAGCAGACCCTGCAATGGCACGGGCATCGCGTTGATCCAGCGCTTCAACTCCGCAAACATCGCGTCATACAACTGGCTGCTGGTCGGCGCTGTCACCACCACCTTGACAGGGCTGCGGGTCATAAAGTACCAGAGCATCGCCCACGAACTGGCCGTGGACTTGCCCACCCCGTGGCCAGATCGCACGCTGATCTTTCGATCCCCTCGGGCAATCGCCCCCAAAAAACGCTCTTGCCACGGGTCTGGGTCTACGCCCAGCACCTCCTTGACAAACAGCACGGGGTCATTGTGGTATCGCTCAACCCACTCGGCAAAGACATTTTTTTTGATCATGTGGACTCTAACCCATTGTCAAAGGCCCACTTGTTCGGGTCGATCTCTGGTGGTGTGCATGTGTGAATTGTGGTTGGGTCAGCAGTGCGCTTGCCGCACCTCGGGCAGAAGTTGCGCTCCTCTGGCTGTGCTGCGGGTGGGTAGTTGTTGCTGCTGCAAGCTACGCACTCGTACAACACTGCGGCTTTGCATTCGGGGCAGGTAGGCTCCTGCTCTGGCTGTGCCGAGGCTTCTTTAATTGCCCATCGAACATGCCTACGCTCATGTGCATTTGTTTCAATGTACTCCAGCGCCAGCTTCAGTGCTTCGTCTTTGGTCATATCAGCAAGCTCCAAATCCAAAGCCCCGTAAAGAAAAACAGAACCGCTATCACCACCAGCGCCACCAGCACAAAGCCAACGACAACACTGCCGATCACCTGCCAAGTTTCCGGCACTGGCTCAATATCCTCCGGCACTGCCGGATACGGCTTGACCTTGCGGGTTTCCAACTCTGCCGTGGTGAAGTGGCAGTCCATGCCGCAAGTCTGCTGGCGTGGGCATTCCCGATAACCCGTGTCGCACATCCTTGTCATGTCGCCACCTCCTCATAAGTCAGCGCAAAAATGTCCGGCTTGCATGGGTAGTGCTCACCCTTCACGCCAGTGATGATGAAGTCGCCAGGGGTGACGATGTGTCCACCTTCAAGAGTTTCAACCCAACCATACGGCTCCAGCCCCTCAACAAACTTTTGGTTTCGATGGATAGTTACAGCAGGATGGTCACCCTCTTTGAACCACTGCG